TTGCCAAGCGTGTTGTCGGCGGCAAAGATCAGGACTCCGGCGGCACGGCGGCGAACAGCACCGCCATAAGTCACTGCACAATCAGGCTCAAGCAGGGCATTGAGGGGGGCAAGGTTTCCGGCGGCGGCATTGGTGACTTCATCAAGCAAAATCACGGTTGACGGGCAAGCGAATGCGATCAGGAAATCACGGGGCTGAAAGACCGTGCCTTGAGTCGGGTTGTACCCTGTATCGCCCAAATAATGAGCGGCCTCAGTGTGCTTTTCAAAGTTGATGCGGACAAAGCGGCGACCAGTGTGAGCGGCAAACTGAGCGGCGGCTGATGTTTTCCCTGTACCCTTAGCACCACCTAGCCAAGTGGGTTCGCCCGTCTTTTGAGTCAGTAAAAAGTGGCGGAGAATGCCCTCAGTCCAGATGAACATGGGGTCAATGCGGGGGGCATCAGGATGATTCCAGATATCGACTTGCACGGGGTTACCGTGGACATCACGAATGTCAATGCCGAATACATCAAGAGCAGGGCGGGAGTCGATCACCGTGGCGGCGACCATGCCGCCGACAACGTCCTCTGCCCCTGCATCAGCCACGGCCTTTGCAAAGGGTTTAAACGCATCAGCGATGGCCTGAGTCACTTCACGGTTGACTGCAAGGGGATCGACCAAGGGCTTGTTTTCGAGCCGTTGCAGACCGTCATGCAGGGCAGTGATTGCGTCATCTGTCATGGTCATGCCTGATTGCAGGGCAGTGACTGCATTGATCAAGTCATCGGTGCGAGTGCGTGTCGAGCGGCTGAGATTCAGAGCGTCAAGAGCTACTTGCTCTGCCCGTCCGGCGGCTTGAGCGGCGGCATCGACCTTACTGGTATCAAATGCGGGGGCGGGGGATTCGAACAGGTCATCGAATGAGATCTGCCCGTTGATGACCATGCGGGTCAGTTCCTCAGCGGCGGCGGCCTTGGTTGCAGGGCTTGTGTTGCCTGTTCGCTTTGCGTAGGCGGTCAGAACATCCTTGATTGGGAGTGCAAAGATGCGGTCAAATGTTTGTTGTTTGCTCATGGTGTTCCCCTTAGAGTGCGGTTTTTTGAATGGCTGACTTCACTATGCGATTCCAGTCGCTGATCGTGATGGTGACGGGCAACCAGTCGGGGCGCTTGCGCTGATGGATATGCTCTGCCCCGAAAGGCAAAGCCACGCCGTTTAAAAGCACCCTTGTACGCACGTCATAACCCCAACCCATCGGAGTGCCGTAGTCAAACAGTTCGACTCGCACCTCATGGGTTTTGAAATAAGAGTCAGTGGCGTTGATGACGGGGGCGGTGCGAATGACTTGATCCGCCTTGGTCATGTTGATAAAGAATTGCATGGTTTGCCCCTTATGCCAGAATGAAATTGTCGTTGCACACATTGCCCATACCGTCATGCGACCCGCATGTTGGCAGACCCTTTGCCGCCCAATGGTGAGTCAGGCGGATCTTGAAATTGCATGAGGGGCAGACTGCTAACAACATGCGAGTGCCTTGTTTCTTGTGTGTGCTGAGACTGATTGCACCGTGAGGGTATTCACCCAACGACTTGAGAATCGCACCGTAGGTCTTATCAAAATTCAAAGTACCCTTAGTAGATTTCCACGGGGCAGATCCAGTGCCAATGGGCATCAAGTGCATTGACTCTGCGACACGTTGAAAGTTCACGCCGTGATTCATCGCTCCGGCGGTTGCGTGGCAGAGTTCATGAACAAGCACTTCAATGACTTGCATGGGGTCATCAAGTGTGGGGGAGATGAACACATTGAACGATCCATCGCTTGACGTAGTGTCAGCCCAACATTCGCCAATTGCACCGTTGCGCTTGGCATTGCTTGGCAGTCCACAGGCAACCTTGACTGCAAGGGGCAAGGGCTTGCTGTGGAGATCAAAGAACGGGCGGAGTTCGGCGATGGCATTCTGTAACCACTGCTCTCTGTTTGCTGTTGTCATATCAACCTTTATAAAACGTATCAATATCGATACAAGGGACATTTGACCATACCGATATCGCTAATGCAAACAGTGCGATATAAACCTGAGCAAAGCAAAGGGTTATTACATAGGATAAGTTAGTGTGTACTGACGTTGACTTGAGTGCATCTTATTAGTGGTAGATCTAAGAGAATGCAAGCCAATACAGGCTATTGCAAACAAAAGGTAACATGCCATTTAGAAGCGTTTTAAGGGGGGTAGAAGGGGGGTCTAGATCAACGAGTGTCTAGGTATCAACCGAGGTCAAAATCGATTCTAGGTATGTTCTGATCGATTCTAGAGCCATGTATAAAACCACAGGGGATTAATCTCAAAGGTTTCAAATACAGGTGTTTATTGATAGCATATAAGAGTGATGGATTACAAAAGAACAAAGCTGGGGATAATCGGTTGATAAGGTGTGGACAGGTTGGCACTGTGGATAAGCTGTGGAAAGGATAAGGTGTGGACAACTTTCAAGTTATGCACAGGGTGAGGACAAGGTGTGGATAACTTCTGGGGTTATCAACAGGGATTGAACAACCTGTGGATAAGGTGTATCATGCGAACAATACTGGTAATGCATACAGTGTGTGCATGGGATCATGATCAATTCTATAGATGAGGTTTAAACGCATGAACAAGGTATCAAAGGATGATTACATCAAGGCACTGGAGGATGCTAATCAGGATGATGAAGTTGATCAGGATGATCAGGATCAAGGGCTAGGTGACCTTAGCGAAGCGGAGCGGTTGGCAGCCTTGGCAGTAGCACCTAAGCTAAGGGCAGATGGCAAACCTCATGGGAGTGACGATAGGAAAAGAATCCAACCATTGACAGCATCTCAGGTTGCATTCGCTCAGGGCATTGTCCAAGCGAAAACATACCGTCAAGCGTATCGGGACGCTTACCCGAATGCACAAGGGTCGGATGCGTCAATCACTGCAAGCGCATACAAGCTATCAAGGGATGCTCGTATACAAGCGATAGTCAATGATGCACTGGATGAGATCATCGAACACCTTGCGGAGGACAGAGCGCATACAGAACGGTATGTAATGAAGCGGTTGTTGACACTCAGTAAACAAGGCAAGCAAGAGGGCAGTCAACTCAAAGCACTGGAGCTACTAGGTAAGTCGGTAGGCATGTTCATCGACAAGGCGGAGGTCAAGCCTGAGTCGGTCACTGCTGATCAACTCAAGCGTGAGCTATCAGGGCATCTCAAGCTAGTCAATGACAAGCGCAAGGTTTAAACGAGGGGCTACTATCAAAGGGAATCGGCGTAGCGGTAGACCCACCGTACCCGTACACCCCCATTGGCACGTTGACCACCCGGCTACACGTTACGCTGCATTCCACACCTACAAATATCCTCTCCCACATTGTGCGTACAACTGTCCCCATCCCCACCCCCCTTAATCTGGGGAGTGAGAAATGAAGTTTGAGTTTGGAAAGGTGGGGTATATATATTTTTAAAAAAGATAAGCTATGCGTTTAAACGTTTGTGGATAAGCTGTGGATAACCAAACACGAAGCACACCTTGCAATTGTTCGTAGATACGTTTAAACTGATAGGAAGGAGAGAGCATGACTGAACGGCAGCAATTGGTATTGGATTTCATCAAGGCGTATATCAAGATACATGGGATGGCTCCGTCTTATGAAGTGATGGCTAAGGGTTTAAACATGAAGTCCAGATCTAATATGCACAGGATTGTGCAGACATTGAAAGACTCTGGTCATCTTGAGAAGCGTCCTAAGAAGTTCTATGGAATCAGGTTGCCTGATAAATCTGTGAGAGCGGTTGCATCCTTATGAGTTTATTGACAAGGGCAGAGGTGTCGAGTTACTTGGCTGTAGTGGACACTGTCCCTGAAGCTGAGAGGAACAAGATATTTGCCCTGTTGGAGATGGATAGGGTAGAGAGATGCCGGGATTCTTATTTGTTTTTTGTCACTCAGATGTGGCCCGGGTTTATCTCTGGTAAGCATCATCAGATCATGGCAGATGCCTTTGAGAGGGTTGCTGCCGGGAGTCTCAAGAGATTGATCATCAATATGCCTCCAAGGCATACCAAGTCTGAGTTTGCCTCTTATCTGCTCCCTTCTTGGTTCTTGGGTAAGTTCCCTGAGAAGAAAATCATTCAAACTGCCCACACTGCGGAGTTAGCCGTTGGCTTTGGGCGTAAAGTTAGGAATCTTGTCCAGTCTGAGCATTATGGGAAGGTCTTTGACACCAAGCTGTCCTCGGATTCAAAAGCCGCAGGAAGATGGAATACAGACAAGGGCGGAGATTACTTTGCTATTGGTGTTGGCGGTGCTGTCACGGGTAAAGGCGCTGACCTTTTGATCATTGATGACCCGCATTCTGAGCAGGAAGCCAAGCAAGGTAACCCTGCGGTCTTTGATGGGGTCTATGAATGGTACACATCCGGCCCTCGCCAGCGTTTACAGCCCGGTGGATCCATCATCATCGTGATGACACGGTGGTCAAAACGGGATTTAACCGGTCAGATCCTCAAAAACTCGGAAAAAGAAGGAGTAAATGACTGGGAAGTGATCGATTTCCCGGCAATTTTGCCCTCTGGAACCCCTTTGTGGCCCGGATTCTGGAAGAAATCAGAGCTTGAAGCCCTTAAGGCAGAGCTTCCAGTGGCTAAATGGGAGGCTCAGTACCAGCAAAACCCCACTTCCGAAGAGGGAGCCATTGTCAAGCGGGATCAATGGAGGATCTGGGAGAAAGATGAGCCTCCACCTTGCTCTTTCATTATCCAAAGCTGGGACACAGCCTTTGAAACAAACAACAGGGCAGATTACTCCGCTTGCACAACGTGGGGTGTGTTCAACCACCCGGACAGCAAGGGCAGCCTTAAGGCAAACATCATCCTGCTTGATGCGTTTAAACGGCGAATGGAGTTCCCAGAGCTAAAGAAGAAAGCTTTTGAGATGTGGAAGGAATGGGATCCTGATACTTTGATCGTTGAGAAGCGGGCCGCTGGCGCTCCGTTAATCTATGAAATGAGGAAGACAGGAATTCCTGTTTCAGAGTATACGCCGTACAAAGGACAGGATAAGATAGCTCGTGTAAACGCAATCTCTGACCTGTTTGCTTCCGGGATTGTCTGGTGTCCAGATAAAAGATGGGCAGATGAAGTCATGGAAGAAATGGCAGCTTTCCCAAATGGCGACAACGATGACCTTGTGGACTCGACCAGTCAGGCATTGATGCAGTTTAGAAAAGGCGGGTTCGTCACCATCGATAGCGATGAAGAAGATGAGCCTATCTACCGCAGGAAGTTGGAATATTACTGAGGATTATCATGGCAACTAATTTTGATAAAAATGTTTACCAAGCGCCAGCCGGAATTGCTGGTTTGGAAGAAGACCCAATTGAATTTGATATTGAAGATCCCGAGATGCTTGAGGGCGGTGTAGAGATCACCCTTGAAGAGGGGTCTGAGTATGACGGGGACTTTGATTCCAACCTTGCTGAAGTTCTAGACGAGGGAGTCCTTCAGTCAATTGCCTCTGAGATTACTGAACTCGTGGACGCTGACATTAACTCCCGCAAAGACTGGGCAGAGACATTTGTCAAGGGCTTGGAAGTTCTTGGCCTTCAATATGAAGAAAGAACGCAGCCTTGGAATGGAGCCTGTGGCGTTTATTCCACAGTCCTAACGGAAGCCGCCATCCGTTTCCAGTCTGAGTCCATCATGGAAACCTTCCCAGCCCAAGGCCCAGTCAAGACCCAGATCATTGGCGCAATCACCAAACTCAAAGAAGAAGCCGCAGAACGTGTCAGAACAGACATGAACTACCGCCTGACAGAGCAAATGCCTGAGTACCGACCAGAGCATGAGCGTCTTTTGTATTCCCTTGGCTTGGCAGGTGCGGCCTTCAAGAAGGTCTACTACGACCCGGGTATGGGCCGTGAGGTGGCAATATTTATCCCCGCAGAGGATGTCATTGTCCCCTACGGAGCGTCTAACCTGAACAGCGCAGAGCGTGTTACACATGTAATGCGCAAGACCAAGAATGAACTGAAGAAGCTGCAAGCCTCCGGCTTTTACAAAGACATTGACCTTGGCGACCCTGTCAACATCCTTTCTGATATTGAGAAGAAAAAAGCAGAGCAGCAAGGTTATAAAGCCACCGATGACAACCGCTACCAAATCTTGGAAGTGCATACAGAGTTGGACATTGAAGGCTTGGAAGATGTAGATGAGAACGGGGATCCCACGGGGATTGCTCTTCCTTATGTGGTCACCATTGACTGCGGTACAGATGAAGTCCTTGCCATCTACCGCAACTGGGAAGAAGAGGATCCAAAGAAGCTCAAGCGCCAGCACTTTGTGGATTACTGTTACATCCCGGGCTTTGGCTTCTATGGCCTTGGCCTGATCCACATTATTGGTGGATACGCCCGGGCAGGAACCGCACTGATCCGTCAGTTGGTGGACGCTGGAACGCTGTCCAACCTGCCGGGTGGATTGAAGTCCAGAGGTATGCGGGTCAAAGGAGATGACACTCCAATCGCTCCGGGCGAGTTCAGGGATGTGGATGTGCCGTCAGGCACGATCAAAGACAACGTAATGACGTTGCCCTACAAAGAACCCAGCGCTACATTGCTAACACTGCTCA